AGTTGGTGACCCCCGAAGCCAGGCCCACCACGGTGGCGGTCGGTGCCGCTGGTGCCGTGGTGCGGGTGCTCGTGATGTCGGCTGGGATGCCACGGACGTAGACAATCCCTGTGGATTCTGGGAGGCGGATGGATGTGGAGAGGTTGCCGACAAAGACGCAGGAGACAACAAAGCGATCCTCATATTCATCCGCAACCTGTACCGGTTCGGCTGCATAATGCCAGCGGTAACCTGTCAGCGTATAGTCACTTGGAACCGTGGCAGATTGAAGCGCAAAACTTGATACGCTACCGTGATTTTTGTAGTGATTCCAAACCTCTAGGAATTGCGCCTCTGTGAGTATGAATTGCAGCGGCAGCCTGATGTCCGTTTCAATGTCCGAGTGACGAACGATGGAAGTCCGCCCGCCCATGGTCTTGCCAACGGAAGCCGGGAACGTGCCGTGCTCCAGCGGCCAGGATGTTGGGACGTAGGCGGGGAACGATGTCATAGGGTTTGGACGGGACCTTCTGAGCCTTCGGGCAGCCAGCACCTCCAATCAATCAGCTCATAGGTAAACTTTCCATTGGGTCCAAATGGCGGTTCTACGCAGCTCCACACCGTTTGCGTGAGCCAATACCCGTACGGGTAGCTTTTGTATCTAAAAGTCCATTTTTGAATAGTTTGCGGCACGCCACCGTTCTGATCCGCCCAGATATAGTTCTCGGAGACTTCAGCTAACTCAACATCGACTATCCCGAACACCGAGTCGATGATTGTATCCACATAGCTATACGCAAGGCCTCCTTGGCCGAAGCTCAGGCCCTTAACACTTTCTCTCACTTTTGCCGGACCCCATTCACAGGAGGACGGCCCCGGCCCCCACTCAATCGTCCCATTACCGCCCACGCCACCCCAATTCGTCGGCCTGCCCTCGCCCCGCCGTCCATACTCGTTCCGTGGTGGCCCGCCGGCCCGGACAACCGTCGCCGTGGTCCCCGGCTCGCTCGGCCTGTCTTTCTTCTGTCTCGGCGGCATCTCCGCCCGGTTCGGCCCACCCCGCTTCCTCCCTGGTGTGCCAATCGGCGGAGGCGTCACCCCACCACCGCCCGCGCTGAACGGGATCCCGGACGTGCTCGCTGGCGGCACACTGGTGTTGCTCTCCCTGCCGGGCTCGTCAGCCAAGGGCTCCGCCAGCGGGGGATAAGGCAGAATCCAGCCGGGCGCCGCTTCGCGGGCTTCGAGCACGCGCAGGGCCACCAGGCTGCGGCCCTCTCCATCCACCGGGCAGGAGCTGAGCTGCAGCGCTTCGCCGCCGTCCTCGCTGAGATCGATCCGATCAATGAACCAGAGGCCGTTGAGGTTCCCGATCGGCTCCCGCTCGGACACCAGCCCCAGAAGCACCTGCACGATCTGCCCCTGGCGCAGCCAGCCGGAGTGATCGCCCGCCAGCAGCCGGAGGGAGGCCGTGTCGCCCGCCAGGGTCCGAAGGGCGTGTCGGTAGCCACCGGCCATCGCAGCGTGCGGCTCGCTGGTACAGAAGCCCCGCAGGTCGAACTCCTCATTGACGGGCACGGTGCCGGTGCCGGCTTCCGCCACCACCAGATCCCGATCGAGCGGGGGCTCCACGTCGCTGGTCTGCTGGCGCCACAGCACCGTGATCTCCAGCAGCCCACGGGATGCGGCGGTTGCGGGCCTGATCTCCAGCGAGCCAGGCGCTATGACCTCTTCAGTGAGGATGAATTCAGGTTCAATGGGATCCGTGTTGATTGTTCCGTTTGCGTTGACTGGAAGCGCAGGAATTAAGCAGTATTTGCCGTCGATGGTTGTTTCTCTCAACAAAAAGGCTGGGAGGATATTTGATAGGAAGTCGGGCAGGGTTGCGCCAGTTGAAAACTGGCCATTGCAGAAAAGACTATTGGCCTCAAGGAAGTTTGCCGTCTTCTCCATCTCCACCAGGTTGATTTCTGATTCCTTTTTCCGCCCCGATCGCACGAGCGCCCAGATCACAAGGTCGCAGAGATTGTCGCTTGGGCCAACCACGTCATCCACAAGGCGCCCACGATCAATCTGCATCCCCTGGCGGATGAACACATTCAGGGGCAGTTTCCACTTGTCAGAATTGGCCGGACAGGTTATAGAGTATTCAATTGTAGATACGCCTTTATAATCTCCACCTATTCCGCACTGTGTCGGGAAGTTCGGTAGGTCATAGGGCACGTTGGCGGTCGTGATGTTTCCTGGCCGCCATGTGCCGGCTCGCTGGCCATAGTTCTGGGAGAACGATCCCTGGCGGGTGAGACCAATTCTCATGTCGCGCACTTGCACGGAGCCGATCAACCCCTCGCCCAGAACGCAGTGGTAGGCGGCCGTGATGGTGGTTGCCGTGTTGGCGAACAGCGCTTCAGTGGCTCTGGGCTGGACCATCACCCCACCGGTGCCGCCCGTGCGCCGCCGCGCGAACACCACCGGCACGCGGTCGCCAACCTTCACCGCCTGGACGGGGCGGGTTAGATCGGTCTCGCGCGTTGATGTCCGATCCTGCCCGCTGCTGCCGGCGGCGGCGGTTGCTTGTTCGTTGGCAGCGGCAGCCTCCATGATGCGGACGTATTCGTCCATGCCGCCAGGGAGGAGCCGGTTGATAACCTCCTCCCGGTTTGTTGTTTTCAGCCAGGCCCAGGGATCTGGTGGCTCTGGAGGCCAATAAACTCCGCTTGGCATTTCAGCCCTCCCCCAGCTCGCAAGGCGTCCCGATCAGGGCGGTGTCAGCCACCCTGGGCGGGAACATGCCGCCAAACTCTCCGCCCAGGGTGATGGCGACCACCGGGGGCTCCATGGTGATCGACTCTATGCTCACCACGCCAGAGATCGACGCAATCGGAAGCTGGCTTGCCGGCGGCCCCGGATCGGTCCATGTGTCCGGGTAGTGGTAGACCCGCAAACGCCCGGTCAGGCCGTCGTCATGCGCTGCCTGCAGGTCGCTGAGGATGCCGCCCAGGCAGGGGAACGACAGCCGCGCAGGGGAGGCCCCGATCACGGCGCCCGAGCTGATGCCCGCCCATGAAAATTCCCGGTAGGCCCACGATTCGCCCTCCCAGGTGACCGGCTCGAACCGCCAGCGGCTCTGCCACCGGCGGCGAACGATCCCGCCAGGGGTGGTGAGATCGAGGAACGCGGCGCTGTACCGACTCATCGGCGCCCCCCTTGCATGCGGCCGGCCGCCCGAAGGGTGGCGCGGGAGGCCTCGGCCACCAGGGTCACCACCTCCTCGCGGCTCACCCACTGGCTGCCGTCGGACATCCGCAGCGTCGGCCCCGTCTGCTGGAGGGTCACCCGGACGTCTCCGACCACGGCGGGCGCCATGGCTGGCGGCGCCATCACGGCCGTGGAGGTGGACCCTGCAGGGTTCTGCCAGGCGTTGGCCAGGGCATGGCCGCGAAGGCCCGCCATCCAGCCGGCAGCAGCGGCATCCATGCCGCCCTCGGGAATCACATACTCGCGGGGGTTGCGGCCCTCGCCAATCCAGCCAAGGGTCGGCTTCTGGATGAACCCACCACGGGCGAAGGCTTTGACGTCTGGCCCGGCAACAAGTTCGGCAATAATCGGGAGCTTGATTTGTCCAGGTGCTTTGTTGATAAAAGAGGCAACGTTATTCCAGAGCTTGATCACTCCATTGATTGCGTTAATCGCCCCGCCAATCATCCACTGCCATGCGCGGCCCATGCCGTCAATGACAGAATTCCAGATGCTCTGAAGCATGGCGGGGATCTTCTGAAAGGTTTCCGTTACACTGGTCCACAAGTCAGTAAATCTACGTTCTACCTTGGCGATGAAGTCGAAAGGATCTTTAGTGAAGATTGCCCAGTAAGCGGCCCACTGCTGAAGCCAGTTCTTGTCGATGAACTCACCGATTTTGCCGAAGAATTTAATGATCCCATCAAGCCATCCTGCTGTGGCTTTCGATAGTGGATTGGCAAGAGTCATGCTCCATAGCTCAACCCAACCAGAAAGGAAGTTGTCGTAAACCCAGGTCAAAACAGTTCGCCAGAAATTACTGATTTGTTCATAGGCCCACGCTAAGAATTTCCCGATCGGCTCCCGGAAAAGCACCAACCCAGCGACCAGCGCCGCCACGCCCAAAACAATCCAACCTGCAGGGCCGGAGAACACGCCCACCAGGGTGGGTAGAAGGGTCCCGGTAACCCAGGTGAGGAATGGCGTCAGGGCCGCGATTGCCTGCGCGGAGAACGGTGCCAGAGCGCCCAGCCACCCCGCGACGGTGGCGCCAATCCGCAGGCTTGCAAACGCGGTCCCCAGCCGCGCAACGCCAGGGATGGCGGCCAGCGCCTCGCGCCCCAGCAGGAGGAAGAACCGGCCCGCCTCCAGCGTCAGGCCACCCAGCGCCTTGGCGATGCTGCCCAGTTGGCCCAACAGGCCCCGTAGGACGCCTGGCTTCACGTCTGGGATCACATCAGTCTTGATTGGCGGCAACTTCGGCGGATTCTTTGGCGGCAGGAGATCTAACTCAAGCGGCAACTGATAGCCCTTGAAATTCTTACTTAAATCTAGGCCGAGTTGCTGAGGCGTGAAAGGCTTGTTGATCTGTGGCTTCACAACATCAGCAAGCGATCCCGCCAGATCGGCGGCCTTGGCCGCTGCGCCTACTTCGGTGACGGCCTTTTTAAGGAGGCCCATTTTCACCAACAGGGGGGCAATGATGCCGGTCACAGTGAACGCGCCCGCGCCAAAAGCCGCCAGGCCTATGGTGATGCTTTTGACGGGACCGGGCAGGCCGGCAAACCCCTTCACTGTTGCCGCCAGACCGTTAATCAGTGGCGTAACGACAGGGAGCAAGACTTCTCCAACGGTCTTAGATAGATCCTCCATCGCTGCATTATATTTTTGCATCGGCGTGGGGTCTACGAGGCTGGCCTTTGCAAGCTCTTGCATTGCCTTATTCATTATGTCAGTAGTGATCTTTCCTTCTGCTGCCATTTTCTTAAGATCGCCAACTGTTACATTGGTTCGCGCCAGTATTTCGGCGGTAGCCTTGCTGGTCGCTTCTTTATTTGCCGCGATTTGTTCCTTCAAGCTTTTTTCCAGATCCTGCTTTTGTCGATCCAGGGATTCGCGGATTCTTTGTTCTTCATTGCGCTGCTGATCCTCCAGCTCTGCTTCCTTCTGCTGTCGTAGATCACGAGCCGCACGCTGGCGGGCCTTTGCCTCGGCCTGCGCCGCTTCGTCGATGGCCTTCAGCTCGTCCTCCTGTCGCTTCCGCATCGCTTTCAACTCAGCTTCGCGGCGGTCTTCGAGTTCTCTTTCAAGCGCCTTCCTGGCTTCGTCGCTCAGACTTTCATCCCTGGACAGCGCATCAGCTCGGTTTTCATAGCTGCGGTCAAGCGCCTTCCGTTCCACCTCATATCGGTTGTCAATTGCTTCTTTTTCCGCGTCCAATCTTTCGCTGCGTGCCTTGCTTTCCTTGTCCGCTGCGTCCTCTGAGCTGTCGCTCAGCGCCTGGCGCATTGCGTCGTAGCGCTTGGCGATCTCCCTCAGCTGCGCTGATGTTTCATTCTCCGCAATGCGCTGGCGCTCCCTGGAGGCTTCCTCTAGCGCTTGTGTCTGCTTCTTTTCGCCCGCCTTTACTTCCGCAACCAGTTGATTTGCTCGTTCCCTTGTGATCTGAACCAGGCCCTTGCTCGCGGCTATATCATTGAAAACCTTTACGATTGCTACACCTATTGCTGGCATTCTTTCCATAAGCGACCTAAATTCATCCCCTTGCAATCTCCCGGAGCCCATGGCCTGGCCAAGCTGACGAAACGCCTCTTTCTGGTCAAACAGCGACAGGCCGGCATTCCGCGCGGTGATCGCTACGCCGTTGTATGTGCTCTGGATCTCCTGCAGGCTGGTGCCCATCGGCCTCAAGCGCCCGTAGAGATCGGCAACCGCCTCCGAGGCCGTCAGCTGCCCCAGCGTGAACCGGTCCGCCGCCTGCCTGGCAAACTCCATCACACGAGCAGACTCACCCATCTGCCCCGCCAGGTTCTCCACTCGCTGGCTCACCAGCAGCGCCCGGTCGCCCGCCTCCAAGGAGTTGGTGGAGAAGTCCATCATCCGACCCGCCAGGTTGGCCAGGCCGATGCCGCCCGCGATGGTGCCCACGTCGCCCAGCGCTTGGCTCAGCCGCGACACCCCGCGAACCGAGCTTTCAGCACCTGGGCCGATGCGCCGCACCAGGCCATCCAGCTCCCGCAGGCCCTGCTGTCCGGTCGTTCGCGCGTCGATCCGGAGGATCGCATCCATCGACGGCATCAGCGTCTCCTCCTCTGGCGGGCCTCTTCACGGCGGCGGGCCTCGTCAATCACCTTCACCCTGAGCGGTGCAATGGCTCCAGCGATCACCTGCACATCCTGCACCAGGGCCAACGCATCCAGGCTAGGGTCCCTGGCCACAAACTCCCGCGCGAATTCGAGCAGCATTTGAAGCCGCAGCGAGACCCACGAGCCGTCCCAGCCGATGTCCCAAGCGCTGTGGCCCGCCAGGAGCCACAGGGACGCGGCGGCATGATTCTCCGGCCAGACCCAGACCTCGGCCTGCTGCCGTGGGGTGGCCGCCGAGCGCCCCAGCAGCGCGTCTTCCTCGGCGATCATCGCGCGGATCATCGGGCCGGACCCAGGACAGATCGCCTCAGCATCGGCCGCCGCCTGCTCGACATCGCTCAGCTCGGCGGGCTGGTGGCTGCCTTCACCGCACTGGCGAAACCACGCGACTGCGAAGTCGGTGAGTTTCCCAGGCGTGCCTGGGGGGTTTGCCGGGCCTGGTAGAACGCCGCTGCGATGCAAGCCGCAACGCAGCCCTGCCCCAACATCCTCGCCTTGAGTTCCGGGGTGCATTCGAGGGGGGTGACTCCGTCGCTCTCCGTGACCCACCAGGAAGCGTCGTCGGTTTGTCGGTTGACCCAGCCGATCATCAGGCGATCAGCCAGCTCGTAGAGGGCGGAGTGGTCTTGGGTGAAGTTTGCACCATCCAGGGCTTCCTCCAGCTCTTTGTAGATCCCCTTCAGATCTTCTTCTGTGTAGGTGTGAAATACGCCTACAAACTGTATATCCCTGCCGTCACTGTTGCCAGTGACAACAATTTCCTGGGTTGCAGGTTTGTCGAATGTAAAGCCGGCCATGGGTGAGAAAGATTAGGTTTGAACGATAGAGAAACCGCCGATAACTTGCAGCGGAATGGTTAGATACACAAGCCCGTTGACATCAGTCCGCGAAGCCTGACCCAGGCAGAAATCGGGGATGTTGATCGTGGTTCGCCGCAGGGCTGGGCCATGGACCACTTGCAGCGCCTGGGAGGTTCTCTGGGTGTTGAGTGCGTAGGCGTTAAATGCCGACAGCTCAGGCTCCCGAATCGTGATCTCCGCCGTGATGCTGCGATCGGTGATCACCCGCTCAGGGATGTGGCCAGCCTCGGCGCTGCCGGTGATCGTATTGCCCAGGCCCAGGGTGAAAGAGGAGACCTTCGGGCCATAGCTGCCAAGAGTGAAGGTTGAGGTTCCAAAGGAGTCAACCAGCACCTGCCCCCCTTGTGCCGTGAACGTCGATGCCTCGGGGAGGCCCGGCTGGGTGGGCTCTGAATAGATCCCCTGGAACTCAAACTGAGCGCTTGGCAGCTGCCCGGCCGTGAGCTCAAGGTTGAAGTTTCCACGGCACCCGATGGCATCCATTCGCGTGCGGCCATGGAATCCCGCCAGGTCAACCCATTCTTGGGCGCTCTGCAGATCGATGGGAGCCAGGGTGACGCTGGTGGAAGCGACAATGGTCTGGCTCATCCCGCACGCGCGAAACAGCAGGTTGTAGCCGGGGGGTGTTCCGGCAACACCGCTGCCGCCCAAGTAGAGAGACGTGGCAACCGTCCACCCACGGTTGTATACGAACGGAGCTTGCAACCGATCTGGGAGCATCGAGGCCTGCTCAACCTCCACCTCGTCACCGGTGAGAGTGAACTCCGTCCCGTAGGTGATGATCGAGGCAGCCGGAGCTGGCGTCGAGGAGGTGCCGTAGGTGGATCCCTTCGACGCGAACAGCGGCGAACGAGCGCCCGCAATGGCAAAGGTCATGTCAGCGCCTCCTCTGGCGTGGTGGTGGTGGGCTCAGTGGTGGCCACTGGAAGGGCCAGGAAGGCGGCGGGGGCCTCCTCGCCAGGGGTCAGGTTGGCCCCATCCCAGATCCACGAGCCGGCCTGCGTGACCGTTGGCACCTCCGGGGCTGGCTCTGGCGGCGATTGGCGGCGGCTCATATGGGGATGGTCACGTCGTGCGACGTGGTTGATAGGAAAACAGTGTAAAACAGATCCAGGCGGGCCGCATCCCCTTCAGCGTTGGGGATTCGATAGGTTTTGTCTTTATGGCCAGCTTTGATGCCAGCCACGCCAGGGAGAGACCTGAGGGCGGAACTTGTCATCACCGAGTGGACAGCCTGCCACCACGGGTCAGTCGCCTCAGAGATTTGCTCCTCGCCTACCTTAGTGTCAACGTGAATTTTTATATGGAGAAACATCGCGTGAACAGACGTGCCTAGTCCGTCGCTATCAGTGATATCACTGTCGATTTCTTCAAAAATGATTACAGGTTTTGTCTCATTCTCGCCGACAGGTTGCACCCTGTCCAGGTAGCAAGCTCCCACGCTGGGGATGGCGCCCAGCTGGGCTTCGAGCGCCTTTTTGAACTGCAGGTGAATGGAATCAGTCATTGGCGCCCTCGCTGTGCCTGGTAGGCGATGCCCAGCAGGGTGGAGGCCACACCCAGCCAGCTCTCACGGGCGGTGGACGCGGCCCCGGAGCACGCCAGGCCGCCAGAGTGTGCGGTGCACTGGAGCCAGTCGAGGGTCGGAATCGCGGCGCCCGCGAACAGAGCGGCGCCCGCCAGGAGGAGGATGGTGGGGGTGTGGTTTGTCACTTGCCGACCTGTCGCATTAAATTATTAAATTGCCATGTTAATGTGCGAATGTTTTGTTCCATTACCCTAGCGTCAACCTTTAATTGGTTTTGATCTCTTTGCAAGTTGTTAATATCATTTTCACCTTCCTTAATGCGGTTGCCGTGGGCTTCAAGAATATAGGTAATCCGCTGCATGTTTGTATTCCAATTGAGTGCCGCAGAGGCCAGTCCCAGCACGGATGCCAGAGTGATGGCTTGCATGACTGTCTGCAGGAACCTCAGGAACCCAGTGACGCGAGGATCCTGCATCATCTGCATTGTGCGAGGCTGCGCCTCTGGTTCCCGCTCATCCATACCAGGCGCCTCCTCTGCTGGCCTCATACTACAGGCCTCGCCACGGTCGTCAGGGGTTGGGTGCTCAGTAGATTCCATAGAGCGTGTTCACGGCCGCAGCAATCCCGGCGCGGTTGGCGGATTGATCTGATGTGTAGAAGACAGTCCCTGAAATAAATCCGTTCCACCAGCTTGCGAGCACTCCATCTTTTTCGTA